CCTGCAAAAGTTGCATTTTGATTGTTCTTTAAAGTAAAAGAAGTCTCATACGCGCTGCCGTTCCAAGTATATAATTCAAACCCTCCATCTGTGGAGTTTGTACCACCATAAAGTTTTAGTTCACCGTTGCTCTCTTTCGTTATAGCCAACTGACCACCAAATCTTATGTTATTACCTAAGTCTAGTTTTAAATCACCGCCGATATTTACAGCACTGGTTACTGTTAAATCTCCAGTTAAGGTATCTGTTGTGTTAAGTAAGTACCCACTTAAATCATTAGACACTAAATATGTACTTGAATCTACAGAACCATCTGCTTTGAGGAATTGCGAGCTTGTACCTCCATCTTTAATAAATGAATCAGCTTTAATATTACCATCAACCTCTAATTTTTGACTAGGGCTAGTTGTTCCGATTCCTACGTTACCATCTTCGTCACCAAAAAATAATGTATTTGAATGTGTAGAATCTTGTATTTTAAATCCTACTGTTTCTTCTGCTGAGATTCTTACGACTAGATTAGCGTTATCTGTATCTTCTAATACTATTTGCTGTGCGTTAGGTCCTTTTATATGAAGCTGTCCTGATGCTCCGGCAATATCGCCCGAAGCTCCTATCATTAAATTACCCTGTATTTTACCTTCTCCTAATACATGTAATTTTTGACCTGGATTAGTTGTTCCAATACCGACGTCACCGCCTGATTCAATAGTTAGTCTAGCTGTTGCATTTGTATATAATTGAACAGATGCTGCTTCGTTATTACCAAAATAAGCTGTATTAGCTAAAGAGTTTGTAAAAACTGTACCAGCGTCTCCATTAAGGCCTATTTTTGCGATAGTATTACCGCCGTCTTGTACAAATTTTAATAATGGATTATTGTTTTCATTATCATTATCCGTATCAGACTCTATTATAACTAATGCATCTCCGCTTGTTCCAGATGAAACGTGCAACAAACCGCTAGGACTAGTTGTCCCGATACCTACGTTACCGTCTCTATTAATTAACAATTTTGTTGATTCTGTGCCTCCTATAAAAGTATTTATTTTAAAATACCCAGTACCACCTCCTATGTTTTCGCTTCTTAAAGTGTACCCGTGGCTGCCTTGGTCAGTTGTTAATTCAAGAACCGCATCTCCCGCTTCTCCTACATCATTATCACTATCTCCTGCTATTCTTATTATTGCATCCCCTGTGTTAGAAACTTCTAATTGTCTACTAGGACTAGTCGTACCAATGCCTACGTTACCTAGTACATCTAAATCGTTGGTAATAAGTGCATTTGATCCAGTTAGATCGGCAGTAATGTTAAGCGAGTTCAAGTTAGCGTCGGAACCACTAACTATCAGTTTTTTCCAATTTGGCATATGTCTTTAGATTATGGTTGGTTACAGGTTTGCCTGCCCACTTCCCTTTCGGGCCAATAATATACGTATAAATAGCAAAAGGTCCCGAAGGACCTTGTGTGTTATTTTATTGCATCTATGTGTTTTCCTATTTTAGCAAATACCTTGACAAATATTTCAAATTCGTTTCCTGTATAAGTAGCAGTTCTTAGTTTTGCTAGTATGAATTCTGCTTCTTTTTTAGTTAGTCCTTCGTCTTTTGCCTTTTTAGGTAAAGCTTTTTCTAATAATCCCATAAAATAGTATAACTTAATTTTTAATTGTGCTTTTTATACGTAGATAAATATGTCTGTACCTTCTACTCTAATATTTCCTACATGATCTGCTTGTGCTGTTGCAGCATTGGTTTCTGTACCTTCGAATACACCTGCTACGTGGTAACTTGGTGTTTGATCACCTGTTGCATTAGAAGCCATATTATTAACAATCGCTGCACGACCGTCATTAGTGTTATAACTCGCATCCCATATTAATGCTGCTCCTGATTGTGCTACTCCGTTAGAACCTCCAAATACTATACCGGAATCTCCAGTAGTTGCAGAGCCAGAATTAAGAAGAATAAATCTATCTTCTATATCTAAGTTGGTAACATTAGCATTTAATGTGTCTCCTTCTACTGTAAGGTTACCAGTTAAGGTTAAGTTTGTAAACTGAGGAGAAGCTCCTGTTCCTAAACCTGCTAATGTACCAGATAAAGTATCACCAGTTAGTGATAAGTCAATACCGGTCTGACCAGAAGTATCTGAAACGGCAAAGTTAGTATCATCAGAAATATCTATTTGACCCAAGGTAATTTCTTGACCAGATAGTGATAAATAATTATGAGATGATGTATCTAAAGTAACATCAGTTGAATTATCAGTACCTGCTGGATCTACTCCGATTGCAGTTTGTAATTCAGCTTGAGTAATACCATTTCTTAAAGTAGGTGTACCGCTATTATCGTAGATTGCTGCTGGATTTATAACGGATTGTCCGTCAACTTGTGCTGATCCAGAAACTGTGCCTGAAGGTAAAATTGCTGTTACAGATCCTACTGTTACTGTTCCAACGGTAGTAATTGCAGATTGTAAAAAGTGTTCCCCCGCTACAAAGTTAGTAGTTTGATCGTGATCTATTTGAATTGATGAGGAGACTATTCCTTCACCTGCGCTAAGTAGGTATCCTGAATCGTTATTTAATTGTGATATGTCTGATCCGGAAACCAGTAATTTTTTCCACTGTGCCATGTCTAAAAAATATTAATTTTAAGTTTATTATAAATATGTACTAATTTGTATAACCGAAATAGTAATCGTTACTAGCGCTATAGAATAGTCCACCTTCAACAGCAGTAGGAGTAGAAGTTTGAGGATTTAGTTGAAGTGTTCCTTCACTATTAACTTTTATTTTCTCTTCTCCGTTAACATTTATGCTGAAAACATCTTCAACTCCATCTAAATCTAAGTATATAGAACCAGTTGTACTGAAAGAGCCCGATACGTTTAGAGACCCTGTTAAATATTCCCCTATTTCCGGTAATTGGTTGCTTATTTGGTTCCAAAATACCTGAGCCATTATCCATTAAGTTTTCCAGTTATGGTTATTTCCATACCCTCTGTAATATCGTACCCTAATACACTACGGTTGAAGTCTACAACAAGATCGCTACCATCTTGCACTATACTTTCAATTGCAGATGGTTCTATTGATAATCCTCCAATAGTTACTAGGAAATCATCTATTTCGTGATCAGGAAAATTAGAAGGTGGAGTAGCCAAAGTAACATTAGCAAATGTAATACTATCTTCTTCACTATCTACTACATAAGAGTAGTTATTAGTGTCTACAGTATTCGATAATGCTAAATAGGTTCTTTCTTCTGCTGTCATTCCACTGAAATTAATATTTACTTCTGAGTTTCCTGTAATATTATCGTAAAATCTACCTTTTGGTGCAGATGTTGCTTCAGATGAAGCTTTTGATACTAATATCTCTTCACTACCTGCTGTTTCTAAACCAAATTTTATTGCTGATTTACTGTAAAACTTGTTCATATTAGCAATTGACGTGTTAATACTGTCAGGTACTATATGACCCATCATTTTAATATCAAAATTAGTCTTAACTGTGCGATCCTGCCCTTGATTCACCTCTGTGGTTGTGGTATAGCTATCAATCATTGCACGGAAGTTAAACTTTTCTGGATCTCCCCAGTATGCATCTGATGCAAAGTTGATAGCTTCTACTATTTTATTCATTTGCTGTACATATTCCGTAAATATTATACAAGAGTACGTTATATTTACATAATCTGGGATAATTACCCCGTATAGTTCTTTTACCGGCTCTCTATTATTTAATCTAGAGAATCTATCGTATACGTTTTTCTTAGAATACCGTTTTTCAAAGATAGCAAAGTTGTTTGGATTATTAGCATCCATTTTATTGCCTAAAGCCCTGTTCTTTTCTATAGAATCCCTTTTAAACATGATAAGAGGAGTTTGTATTTTCCCATTTTTATCACGATAGTACCCATCTTTCTGTACTGCTGCCCATCTTTCTGGTGAACCATACACGACTGGTACATTTATTCTTTTACCGTTCTGTATAACTGATGGCTTAATTACGTTATTAAAATAGTATACAATTGTTTCGTCAATATCTCTTAGACCTATACTGAATTGTTTTACGTCATCATTCTTAACCGAACGTTGATACCCTCTGTTCTTTTTTATAATATCAGGAGTTGGTTGCTTCTTAGCATTATTATATGTGTCTATAGCAGCCTGTGATAGCTGTGACTGTCTTTTTGGTATTATTTTAGTCT